CGCTACCGTAACCACGAACGCGATGCTCGTAACCTTAGCGTACTTGCAGTCCGTAAGGGCCAAATTGCATCTGTTTACCCTGAGTTCTTCCCAGAGGGCGTAGATGCCAACGTAGTAGCCAACTTTATCGACGTGGTAGCACGTGACCTCTCTGAGGTTATGGCTCCACTTCCAGCAATTAACTGCTCTGCTGCTAACTCTGTTAGTGATAAAGCACGTAATTTTGCTGATAAGCGTACCCGCATTGCAGCCAACTATTTCTCTCACTCTGACTTGTCAGTACAGATGTACTCAGGCGCAGACTGGTACCTAACATACGGTTTCGTTCCGTTCATGATTGAACTCGACGAAGATAGCAAGTTGCCGCGTATCCGCGTAGAAAATCCAATCGGGGCTTACCCAGAATTCGACCGCTACGGACGCTGTGTGGCATTTGCCAAGCGATATATGATGACTCTTGGAGAACTTGTCGCACAGTTCCCAGAGTACGAGACTCAAATCCTCGGTCGTGACGGATATCAGCAGGACTTGCATGCGCAAGTTGAGATGATTCGTTACTATGACAAGGACCAATCTGTAATTTATTTACCTAAAAAGGGTAATCTAGTTCTATCTCGCGCATTGAATCCAATGGGCAAGATGATGGTTGTCGTGGCGCGTAAGCCATCTATTGATGGTGAAATGCGCGGACAATTCGACGACGTATTAGGTATTCAACTTCTCCGCAACCGTTTCGCCCTATTGGCAATGGAAGCAGCAGAGAAGAGTGTTCAGGCACCAATCGTATTACCACAAGACGTACAAGAACTCCAGTTGGGTGGCGATGCGGTAATTCGTACCGCCAACCCAGCGGGCGTTCGTCGTGTCGAGTTGAACATCCCACAAGGCGCGTTCACAGAATCACAACTCCTTAACCAAGAACTTCGCTCAGGTACTCGTTATCCAGAAGGACGTTCTGGTAACATTGATGCAAGCATCGTTACTGGTCAAGGCGTACAGGCACTTATGGGTGCCTTTGATACACAGGTTAAGTCAGCACAGGCTATTTTTGCCTCTGCCCTACGTGATGTAGTCTCTCTCTGTTTTGAAGTAGATGAGAAGATTTTCCCACAAGAAAAGACTATTCGTGGTGTAGATTCTGGTTCTCCATACGAGATTACATATAAGCCAACCAAGGACATCAAGGGTGATTACTCTGCTGATGTACGCTATGGTATGCTTGCTGGTCTCAACCCTGCACAGGGACTTATCTTTATGCTCCAGGCTCTTGGCGGCGGTCTTATCTCCAAGGATATGGCTATGCGTGAACTTCCGTTCACTGTAAACGTCACACAAGAACTTGAGAAAATTGAAATCGAAAACATGCGTTCATCACTTCTTAGTGGTATTACTGCGATGGCTCAGGCTATTCCGCAGATGGCTACACAAGGCGGAGACCCAGCATCTATCGTAACTAAGATTGCGGGAGTAATTTCTGCACGTCAAAAGGGTCAATCCCTTGAAGAGGCTATTGCCGACGTGTTTGCTCCTCAGCAGCCAGTTCCTCCTGCTGGTGCTGCAACTTCTCCTGTTGAGCAGCCGTCCCCTGTTCCAGGCGCGGCTCCAGTGGGAGGTTCCCCTCAGGGTCTAGCAGCACCTACACCACCACCTGATTTACAAACAATTTTATCCACACTTAGTGGCACTGGCAAGGCAACGGGACGAGTAACAACTAAGGGGTAGCATGACAACTCTAGTAGCGATACAAGGTGACGGTTGGTCGGTATTAGGATGCGATTCAAGACTCAGCGATGAGCATGGTCGTTTTCAAATTGCAAAGACGCCAAAGATAGTAGAAAACAACGGCATTCTTATTGCTGGTTGTGGCTCATCACGTGCTAGTAATATCCTACATTATGGATATGTACAGCCTAAGCCTACGGCTAAAGAAGATTTAAATACCTACATGACTACCAAGTTTATACCGCAAATGCGCAAGAACTTTGTAGATGCTGGTATTGATATGAAAGAGGACGGCGATGTTGCACTTATTGATGGCGGATTCATCATCTCGGTCAAAGGGCAAGTTTTTTCGGTCTCTGAAGATTATTCTTGGGATACCGATGTTCGTAACGTATATGTTATGGGTAGTGGTGGGGATGTTGCCCTCGGTGCATTGGCAGCGTTGGGTGTGGAAAAAGTAAAAACTATTAATCAAGCAGAAACAATGATTCGTAAAGCGATTGCCATTGCAATCCAATATGACAATATGTGCTCTGAACCAATTCATACATTTAGACAATACGCATAGGAGTAAACATGGGTGGACAGGGAAGCGGTGGCGCTAACGGCGGACCACAGTATAATCCAGCAAATGTTTCTGGTACTGGCGGAGCGGGACAGAGTGGTAACTATACTGGCTTTGGCTATGGTAAAAACCAAGAAGTAAACAACCAACGTATTCAGGGGAATCAAGCAATGGCTTCTGCTCAATCTGTAACGCCATCTGCTCCAGCAGAACCCTATCAGGGCGTTAATATGCCTCAGTTAGGTACTCTACTTGACCCAACAACTCGTCCAAATGAACCAATCACAGCAGGCGTTGACTTTGGCCCTGGTCCAGGTAGTGACGTACTTGCAAAGAACGTAATGAACAATACTCGTATGGATGAAAACGCAAAGATTGCTGCTCAATATCTTCCAGATTTGGCAATGGCCGCTAAGTCTCCAGATGCTCCAGATTCATTTAAGAATTTTGTAAATTATCTTATCCAAAACAGTCAGAGCATAGTATAAGATGGCTGACGTTACATGGATGCCTGGAAGCCTCTTTGACAACATTGATAAGTTTGCCAACTCACTTGGATATCAAAACTCAGGAATTGCAATTCAATTATCTATGATGTCTTGGAAGTCAACAGAAGAACGCGATGCTTTTATTACAAGCATTACTGGTGAAGACCCAAAGGGCGGAACCGAAAAAAATTATATTAAACAAAACTTCTAGGGGGTAGGCATGGCATTATTTAATTCATTCCTATCTACACTAGGTACTGGACTAAAAACCATTACAGGTGGCGGAGACTACCTTAGCAAAGAAGAAAGAAAGAAGCAAGAGGAACTTAATGCAACCATTAAGAACGCTATTGCAACTACAGATAAAATAACTTCTAATATTCCTGGCAATAAGATTGCTAAGGAAGCGGTTAAGGTAACTGGCGACTTCTTACTAGGGACTGCTAAGAAGTTCAATGACAAGGTTTACTCACCTTTAATGCGTACGGTTTCAACCGCTGGTTTGTTAACAGATAAAAACTCACCACTTTATCAAAAGGGTCAGTACGAAGAAGGTTTTCAATTTACTGACATCAAGGCAGCATATGACCGTTCTGCTAAGGTAACAGCATTTCAGGCACTTACTAAGTCTAGCCTGGTTCCACTGGTTCCTCAGGCGGTTCTTTCTTATGGCAAAATTAATCTTGATGATGTTAATCTATGGAACGACGAAAGTGTTAAAAAGAATTTTGTAGACAATGCCGTTGGACGCTGGTTTACTGGCGCAGGTGATTTTGTCCTAGGAAATGCGGCGCTAGGCGCTGTTGGCAAGGTTGCCAAAGTTGCAGCAATTACTACAGTAGGCAAGCCACTAGGTATATATACTAAGGGTAAAACTGTTGACCAACTTGCAGCAGATATGGAAACTGGCATTCTGCACGGTTCTACCAATGGACTTCAAGGGACTCAGACAGTTTCTGGTAGCCATGCCATCTTGCTTGCTGGTACGAAGGACTGGGGAGTTATTGAGGACCTAGTCACCAAGTATAGCACCAACGAAAGATTGATTCCAATCATTCATGATGCAACTGATGCTAACGTGGTAAAAGATTTAATCCTTGCAGATAAGGGAAACACTCAGGCTCTAGAACGCCTTGCCGCAACTGCAAGTGACAAGTTATTTGATATGAGCGATGTTAAGTCTCAGATTCGTAACAAGGTTATAGAAACAGGGCAGCCATATATTCCAGGACCTGCATCTGCAACACGTTTGCAAAAAGCATTTGATGATGCTATTGCTAGCAATCCTCAGTTTAAGAAAATTAAAGATGCATTCTTTGACGAGAATTATAACCCACTTGTTGGTGGAAAAGACTTTATGCCTTTGGAGCCAACTGTTGGAACAAGTCTCTTTATTAAGGGACAAGATAAACTTCGTAGCGCAAAGTCTGCAATTCGTAACCGCGAATATGAAAATATTTCAAAGTTTGCAGAAACCACATTTGGCGAGACCGTAGGCGGTCTTGTGATGAAGGGTGTGCGACTTGTTGGACGTGGAACAGAAGCGCTCCCAACAGGCTTTGTGTCTTTCTCAGGTATGCGTCCACTTCAAGCACGTGTTGAACTTAAGGGCTTCCTTGATAATCTAGAAATGCTCCGAGATGGCTCAAAGAAAATTGAGACAGCACCTGGAGTATTTGAAAAAACAAGCGTAGTCCGCCAACGCCTAGAAGAACAGTACCTTGCAACTCTTGGACAAGAATCTATTATTCAGGTTAATGCTCTCAAGGCAATTGATACTCAGATTGGCAACATGCTTGCATTTAAGGCTGGCATATACAATCAAAAAGAAATTGCTTCTTATATTTCAAGATTCCAGATGAATACAAGTAAAGGTATTGAGTCTGCAAAGAACAATGGATTTGGCGTTGGACATGATGGTAATATCACATTAATTCACCCACAGACAGTCCGTCAACTTGCTGAGTCATATCGCTTTACTCCTTGGGATGACATCGAGCGTCAGTTAAATATTGAAACTGCTACTTACCTAAAGAGCAAGGGTCGCTCTGCGCAACGTCTGCGTCGAGATGTATTTCAAGAACTAAATAGTCTTTGGTCATATGACGTGCTTGCACGTCCATCATATGCTTTTAAGCAGTCTTTGTTTGAGCCTATTATTAGTGCTGGACTCTCACAGGGTATTCATTTTGTTTACAATGACATCATTCGCAATGGTCTTTCCATGACGTCAAGGAATACTTATAACTGGGCCAATGATGTTTTAAGACGAAAAGTCACTAATCGTTCTGAATACAAGGCTGTTGCAAGCAACGTAACAGATAAGTCTAAAGCACTTGAACTTGCCATTCGCATGAAAATGACTGCTCAGGTATCAGTAGAAGAATTGCTTACAACCGCTTCTCCAGCAACAAAGGCACAGCATTTGACTGCTGCCCAAAAAGAATTAAAAACTGCTGCAAAATTAGTTGACAACATCGAACTAGAATTGCGCGATGCAATGGTTCCGTATGGCGGAGTAGAGGCCGTGCCTAGCATGGCAACTCTTGAGCGTCGCGTCAAGTATCTTGCAGAGTATGAAAAGGCTGATTTAGTTGCACTCAATGAGGCACAGGATGCAATTGACAATTACAAGAAGATAATTTCTAATCTAGCAACCAACAAACAAGTTATTATGGATGCTGACAAAGCAGTAGAAAATGCCTATATTAAAATTGATGCTGCGGTAAAAGAACTTGGCGAAGCAAGAGTCAAGCAAGCCGACGTATTTGGTAAGAGCGCAGAATTCAAGAAGCGTTATTATTCAAAAGAAAAGCACACTTTTATTATTAAAGGTCAGCAAGTATCTGTAGATTCATTTGTACAGGAACAGTCCGCAGGAGGAGTTAACTACTTTACCTCCGCTATCCGTGAAGAGACAAAAAACGGACGCACTAATACACTTACTTTCTTGGGCGAAATAGCGACTGGGCAAACTGCATCCCTAATCAAGCGTAAGGCTCCACTTGCAAAAATTGGTATTCAAGATGCAAACTACTTTGAGGAACTTGCAAACATTGCAAATCGTCAATATCGTGGCGACGAACTTGTAGATTTAATTCTTGCAGAAACTCCTTTACAGGATATTATGGCCTGGTCTAAGACTAGCGCTGGCAAAGGATATCTAAAGAACCCAGCATTTAATATCCATGATGCCAAAGAAATCCCTGGATATCTCTCTGATAAGGTTGCCCTTGTGCAGCGCATGTTCCCTTCATATGAAGCACGTGCAGCAATCCTCAAGGGTGAAGTAACATCACAGAAACTTGAACAGTTGCTAGCGCCTTACGCAGATAGACTATTTGATATCATACCGTCAAATTTCCATTATGAAATTAATACATTTGGGCAAAGTGGCTTTACTAAGGCAAGCCAGGGCTTCAACAACTTTACCTCAAAGACATTTAATAAATTAGCATCTGTAGAAAATCCTATTCGTGCTATGTTATTTGATAGACTAGCAACTGAGAACGTTGCTAAGAGAATATCATATCTCATGGAACAAGGGTTTGATATTACAACAGATACCTTTAACAGTGTGCGTCAAGCCGCTGGGCGTGAAGCACTACAGGAGATGGAAAAGACTCTTTATACAGTCAATAACCCTAACCGTTTTGTTTCTTCATTGCGTGGAATTATAGCATTCCCTGGTGCTAACGTCAACGCATTCATGCGTTATGGTCGCCTTGCTGCAAAGAATCCAGTTCGAGCAACTGGTATCCTATCTAACTATGGTAGAGCATATACTACATTTGGTGTAGACGAGAACGGCAACCCGACAGATGATATCAATAAGATTTCTCATCTAATTGTACCAGGAAGCAAGGAAATTAATGCTGCTTTTGGTGGCAGTGGTCAGGGCGTCAAACTAAGTTCTCAATCACTTGGGTTCCTTCTTAACCGTCCAGGACCATCATTCGTTACTAGCCTTTCAATGGGTTATGTAATGAAAGAATTTCCAAAGAGCGAATCTGAAATTGAAGACTTTATGACAATCAATGGTACCAACTGGTACAAGGTGTTCTATCCTTACGGTGCTCCAACATCTGTTGCTGACACATTCCGACCACCTTGGCTTAAGGCCGCTATCAATGGATTTATTGGACAAGAAGGACAGAAGG